GGTTGCCAGTAACCCCGCTAAACATTCCAGCAAGCCCGCCCATGTCACCGCCGAGCATCATTCCCAGATTTTCGAACATTGTCGTCTCCTTACAAGAAACTCAACAGAGCACCAACACCGGCGCCAAGTGGCCCCATTTCAAACATGTTTCCGAGCGTGAACCCCGACATAGCCCCACCCAGAGCGCCCATTAACGGATTCCGACGATACCCTGACGTCCCGGTACTCGTTGCCGTGGAAGTCCCGCCCCAATTACCCTGAATCAGGTTCATGTAATTCGTCAACATATTCGCCGGCAGGTTCTGTTGCCAGTTCCACTTTTGAATTGCATCGTTAATCAACTGCTGCTCGTACATCTGCCTCTGCGCGCCGACTGCGTCCAGCGTTGTCGACGGCGCCGAGAGCATGTTCATCGTCGTCGGGGCGAGGGCAGTCGCACGAGTCGCGGCGTCCTGTGCACCCTGATACCCCTGATTGGCCATCGTCGCCGCCACGTCGCCGATTTGTTGATTTAGCCGACTCGCCGCGATGCCTTCGGCAATGCCCTGCCGTGACCCGCCAAACTGCTCCGCCCCCTGCGCCCCGGTACGAATAGCCGACATAACCCCACCGGCGTCATTGAAATTCTGCAACATCGGGTTAATCGCGGCCTGAATCGCCGACTGCAAATACGGATTCGTTTGCGGATCACGCCCTGCGCCCATTGAAAAAGCGTTCGACGCGAGGGCCAAATTCGTAAAGTCCTGCATAGCGGGGACTGTCCCCACCAGATTCTGCTGCGCCAGTTCCGTCAACGGATCAATTCCGGCCGTGATCTGCCCAGGGTAGTATTGCGGCGCGCCAGTCTGATACTGCTGTTGCGCCTTCTCAAACCCATACGTCAAGTACGGCTGCTGCCCCGCCCACGGGTCTGCTTTCTGCACCGTAGTCGTCGTTCCACTACCACCACCGCTGTCGCCTTTCAGCGCACCATGCAGCGGCAACAGTTTTCTCTTCCACTCGAGTAACATGTCGTCTCCTAATGTACCTTCGTCGGAGTAAAGTCAAACCCGACAACACTATATTCCTCTCTGAATCCGAGCGACTTGAACATCCTAGCAAGTCCTCGACGGGCAAACGACTCGACCCCGCTACATTGCTGATCCCGCGCCCACAGTTCCACCAGCTCCCAGCCGTGTTGCCAGAACTCGTGGCCGACGCCGGCAATTAACACAATCCGCAGAAACCGTCTCCGCGGGTAGTCGATAATCTGCGTCACCATACACGCGGTGATTCGCCGCTTCGCGTCGTAAGAAATCCACAGCTGCATAACCCGCGCAAGCAGGAACATGCGAACGTCTTCGACAGAAATCTCCCCCCGCGAATGCTCTAACGCCTCGGCAACCATGTCTTCGATGGCCGGCCACACTGCGTCAACCGAGTCTGCGGAAATCCCGCAAACTGCGTCAAAGCTTTGCCCAGGCTCCGCTACGGTACTCATATATCCCTTTCCCACTCCCAGGATTCCACGAAGTTCCATCGGCGACCACCAACATACCCTCGCGGGGTTTATCCGGTGCTACATACACCACCGGCAAAAAGCGCCCCTCTTGCACCAGTTGCAGCGCGACGCTAATCGCCTCAAGTTCCCGCTGCAAGTACTCGACAAGCTCTGCGGTACTAACATTCGAACTCCGTATCGTTTCCGGCGCGTACATTAGAACATCCCGTCAGGCACGATGTCTAACTCGTAGCCGTGCAGCCGCCAGTCGACGTCCGTTGTCGACCTGAACCGAATTGCGAGGAGCCGGCCTGAGCATAGCGTGTCGATTTTTTTCGTCGTTCCGATAACATACGACTGCGGAGCTTCCCAAGTAACCGCGCCGTCGATGTCGTTTTGCGCTCCGACAGTTACCTCGACGATTCCGCCGTCAGTTCCCTCGATACGCGGCCACACACCGCGCAACAGTTTGCGAGTAGTAAAGTCGGGCGGCGCGGCGACCTTGAGCGGTAACGCAAGGCCCGTCCGCTCAACATACGCCGACATGCTGCTTCCGGCCCACTGGTTCGTATTGTCGACCTGCCGCAGATACGGCCCGAGCGGCTGCGCCGATAGCAAGTTGCGCTCGGCCGGATTATACAGCCGCGCATTCCACATCGTACCATCCGAATCCCAAACGTTCGTGTCGGAATCCCACGTATCATCCGCAACGGTAATGATGCCTTCTGTCATGTGGGCGACGTTTGCCAGATCGCGAATAGTCGCCGTGTTGTCTTTCCAATTCCACACCACGGCGAGGGTCGGAAAGCTCTGCCCACTTCCTGGGAAGCAGAACCAGACTTCGTTACGATTATAGTAGCTGGCAACGAAGCTGCGCTCGTAGTTCGCCCCGTCGATATTATTCACAAGCCACTGCCGCATGCGCTTATCCACGATCGAGACGACCTGTTGGCCATCGTGCCGCAACAAGTCGCCGAACGACAGCACAGCGTGATACCCCGGTTGAAACTCCACCGCGCAGCGCCGAGAAAGCATGCCAGCACTCTTCGTCAAGAGGCCGAAGCGGAAGATAAACTCTCCCCCGACGTACTGCATCGTATGAATCGCGTCTTCTCTATAAACGATGTTCGCCCGACGCAGGGAGACAAAGTCGACCACGGCCCCTGCGGTGTCCGCGAGTGGCATTTCGCCACAATCTTTTGTCGGATCGGTTTCATCCCACGACGCCGGAACCGCTCCAGGATCGGCCGGATGCGACCATTTGACAAGCGAAGCATATCGCGTACCGGATTTCGTAACATCCCCGGCGACGAGGTAGTTCAGGAAGGGCCGCAGCGTACGACACTTCGTGTTCGCCGGCCAATTACTCAACGCAGCAAGCGCCCCAGAACCAGGCGATGCCCACATCTGCGGGTCGTCGATGGAATTGTTAATAACTGGAATCCCGTTCAACACACCACCTGTCCAGTTATACTGTGCAGTCGCCCCGTAGTCACCGCCGACAGTCCGCGTTATATCCGTATGCGTTCCGCTGGCGAAACTGTAACACTTCGCCAGCCCGGCATACAGCCAATAGAACGTCGTCATCGTAGGAATCGGCAATAGAAAATACGGAGCAACTGACGGAGTAGTATATGCCGACTCACCAAGGAACTTTTCCGCGTATCCGTTGGCAAAGCGGACGTTTCTCGCATCGCTCCACGCGGCAATCGGAAGCTCGTGCGGCTTAATGTCGGAGACCACTCCGACGATGCCAACATCATTGACTGGAATTATCGGCATAAGTTACCCCAGACTTGTTTGCAAGACACCACCGAATTTTGCATACTCTGCAAGGACGTTCTCCATCGGTTCGTCGCGCTGGCCGTCGTCCGAACCGGGCAGGCTGGCCCACACGCCCCCGAGCAGGGAAATAGCCTTCTCGATGTTACCGTCCTTGACATGGCGCAGGGCACGCTTCTCGGCGATCAGTGCCACCGCCGCCTCGTCCTGACATTCCGGCGAGAAGTCCGGGAAGCCGTACTGCTCGACCAGCCCGTCCCATGTGCGAGCGATAATCTGATACGCCCCTGCTGCCGTGCTCCAGACCTTGTAGCGCGGCACCCAAATGCGCACCCTCGGGTGGTCGACGTAGTGCGCGAAGTGCCCGCCGCCGACGATGATGTTGTACCCGTCGTCGCCGCTCGTTCCTTCCCCCAAGCGGATCGCGCGCAGGAAGGCGCGCACGTTCTGATTCTCCAACGCCAAACGAAGGTCCGCCCTATTCATCGTCGTCCCTCATTGCATCGATCAGGTAATTGGCAAGAATCGCAACGCCACAAATAGTGCAGATACCGCCCGCTATAAGAACAATCGCAAGAGTCACGATAACGCCTTTCCGATTGCTTCAAAAATCTTCCGCACCCCTTCCGGCAGTACCGCCCCGAGCGCCGCGCCACCACCAAGCACGCCGAGGACTGCGCCCTTCTTCACGGCGTTGTCCGTTTTCAGTGCCACGATCTCGTCGTCGTGCGAGGCCAGTTTGAGGTTGATGGCCGTGGTGTGTTCTTTGAGCGCAGTCGTCAGCTCGTCCTGCTTTTCATTGATGTTCTTTACTGTAGCGCACAGCTCGCCAAACTTTACCGGGTCGATTTCGGCCATTTCTTCACTCCTCGTTACGGTGCTTCTAAAACCGGATTGTCCTCTTTGCCGTCAGGTCTGCCGCAGTCGGCAAACTCGACAGCTTGATACCAGTACCACGCTCTAAAACTCCCCATCCCGCATTGTTTCAGGTGTTCCCGGAAGAACTCATTTACCTTGTCCTGCCAGTCGTTGAAACTGAGCATTTCCGAGCGCATCATCTGACAGAAAACGTCATGCACCAGGCTAGGCGACATGCTGTCCTTGGTGTCGATGGTCGGGCCGCTTGCACCGTCCCAGGCGTAACCTGACTTCACCGTGAGCTTCCCCGAAGGGGTGAGCGTGAAGAATTGATGCTTCACCGACTTCGACGGTGTGATCGGAGTCTGGATGGTGAAGTCCTTGGCAAGCTGGTACTTGTACCCCTCGCGGTAGTAGATCACAGCGGCGGCCTCCGGTAGACGTTGCGCTCCCAGCGATCCTTGCAAACGGTGCCCGCGCAGGACTTGATCTCGTTGGGCAGCCACTGCAAATTACGGACGGCGTCGCAGCCACCGACGGCGAGCGGGATTACGTGGTCTATGGACCAGCCGGGGCACGGGCCGGAATGCTCTCCGGTGGCCGGGCAGGCGTAGAGCTTGCGGAAGGCGATCAGCACGTCGACTCGGCGGATGATAAGTCCTGCGGCGGTGCGCGGCGGCTCGCCGCAGTGGCGGGTTTCGGCAAGCGGGTCGGGCGCGGCGATGGAGAGCAGCGGGAGAAACAGTAGCGCGAGAAGAAGGACGAATTTCACAGCGTCGCCGCCAGCGTAAATAGATCGTCGAGTTGCGCATCGGTCAAGTTGAGTTTGGCCGCCAGCATGGTGACGAGCGGATTATTCCGGTGCACTTCGCTGGAGAACTCCCACGTGATGCGGGCTGCGTCACCCTCAGGACCGGTCATGTCGGTGATTGCGGTGTTTATGGCCGCCAGCAGGCCCGCTTGGAGCAGAACCAGCCGCGCCTGACGCATGGTTACTGAGACCGGGACAACCGGGGAAGGCGGTACGTAGGGCTCTGGGACGTTGTTCTGAGCGAGCCATCCCTGATAGGTTTGCCAATCAACGTTGGCCGGATCGTCTGGAATGATAGCGTTGTCATTGAGGCGGATGATGCTAGAGGTTTGGGTAAGTTTGTACATGATTAAAGCTCCGCAGAGGCTGAGATACCTGTACCGCCGGCATTTACGATTTGGCAACGCGCGTTTGCTGTAGCCGGTGCGCTAATTTCAACCAAGGTTGCTCCGCGCGCGGCCACGGTGGGGACGCCGCCGCTTACGTTGGACATTGTCCATGTGGAGCCGATGAGTCCCATAGTGGGGGTTGCACGCATAGGAACCGGCAGCTGCGCTCTAATTATACAAGAGGCTGAGGTGGTGTTGTAATTGTCAAACATGAAGAAGTTAGCCGTAGTTTCTTGCCAGAAATACCGTTGGCATAACGCCAGTTCTGTTCCGAAGGGGAGTAGTTCGAATGGTGTGGCTACGGTTCCTTCTTCGAGTTGTACACCAGTCACGTAAAACGTGGCGCCGGCTGTACCAATAACAGATTGGATACCAGGAGCTTGAAGCGTTGTACCCGTCCATACATTTGGGGCGCTTGCAATATGGGATGAACCGTTCCCGAGACAGAATCCGACAACTGCACCGATACCGTTTCCTGTGATGTTCCAATTTCCGGATGTTGGTCCCGGAATCGTGACTGTTTTGTATATCCATGTGTTTGCTGAACTAATCGCAAAGGCAAAGGGATAACTGGTCGTAAGGGTTGAATTGCTGATGAAGCCAGCATGGTTTCCTACAAGGCTGGAATACACCCAAAACGATAGTGTCACTCTTTTTGCTGCGGGCTGGCCCCAATACCAGGTTGAGATGTTGGCTGCTTCAATTTTTTGGGAGAGGATGTTGTAATCACCTGCCCCAGGGGTGTAGGCTGAGGCGGTCGTGACGCCAAGGTAATAGGGTAAACCGACTGGTGGTGCTACGCCGCCGGCATTTTGTTGTATGTTGAATTTTCCGGCAATGGTGGTGTAGGTTTGCCAGCGGTCGATGTTATCTATATAACCGACACCAACACCATTAATTGCTGCACCTGAGTTACGTTGGTCGACACGCATGTAGCCGTTGATGATCTTGTTTCGCAGCGAAAACGGAGCGGTCACCGCCGTCCCGTCCGCCTTTTCTATCTCCGCCCGGAACGTCGAAGTCGTGATGGCATGAATCGTCACGATGTCGCCAGCGGCGGCGGTGTAGTTCGCCCCGCCCTGCACGGCGATGTTGGCGTTGTTGGTGAAGGTGCATGCCGCCGCACAATGCAGTATGCGAGAGGCCCCGGCCTGTGGTGCATCGGGGAAATCCGTCACCGTCGCCGTGCCGGTGAAGTCGATCTCGTTTCCGGCTGCGCTCCAAATGTCTGCCGTGGTGGCTGCGCTGGCGACGGTAGCCCTCGAAGTATTGATCGCGCCGGTCATCGGCACCGAACCGTCGGCCCGGAAATTTCCAGGAGCGCCGACCAACGCTATAAGCGCGCTACCCGTACAGTACACAAGAGCGAATTGGCCATTCTTCAGTGTAAGAGTCGCCGCGCCATTAATTAACTCTGCGCCGCTGGGGTCGATAACAACATCCGCCCCATTCGCGAAAACTCCAACGGCATGCCCGTTACCCAGAGTCGCCGCCGCCGTCCAAGCCAGCGTCAACGCCGCGGTGCAGTTAAAAGCCGTCGTATTATCGTTGGCAACCACCGTGTAGTTCGCCGACTTCGACGCAACCCGCGCGAAGGCGCCGGCCATGCCTGGGAACGTACCTTTCAATACGGCCTTAATCAACCGTAGATGGTCATCCCCAAACTGCTTTTGATCCGTTGCCCCGACCGGATTGGTCGTAACAAGATCATTGATATACGTTCCCGTTTCGAGGCCCATTAGTCATCCCCCATTGCACGCATCTTCATGCTTTCCATAAACGCGGTGTTTGCGGTTGCGAGGCGAATGGTCGCCCGCTTTATGTCCTCTTGCATGGCCACTGCAAGCTCGGCATTTCGTAAATACACCCGCGCGAGAAGTTCGGCGGTAGTCGCAATCAGCAAATCGGCCGCATGGGTCAGCCACAGGTTGGTAGTTGCCGCGTCGGCAACATCGCTGTCGGCAAAATATCCCCACACCTTTAACTGATACACCTCGTCGGGAATCGGGCGGAAGTATGCCGTGGCCCCAACAATATCATAGACCACCGGAACCCCCGTTGCGTCCTCGTCGCCGTAGAAGTCCTGCATCTTGTTAAACCCGCTGCGCTCGAGTCGCACCCACTTGTCCGGGCCGGTAATATCCGTGTCGTAGATGAAAATCCCCCCGACTTCCAGGTTGTCATCAAACCGGAGAAATCCGGCCGGCATCGCCACGGTTTCCGTATCCACCGCGGTACTCACCGACGTGTCTTGATCCAACAGAAACCACATCGGCATCGGCCCCATTTCCAACGCCGTGTGCATCAAGTTGTTCATTTCGGCCAGTGCGGTAGCGCGCAAGCTCGTATCACTGCTCCGCACGAGCCGCGCCATGACCAGATCGAGTGCAGTATTCCCGTTCATCTTTCACCTTGCCGAATAACCCGCAGCTGTGACTGCGGTTGATTGATATGTTGATGCTCGAAAACGAATTGCCCCACGTGCCCGATCAGCTTGCTCGCCGCGTGGTCGACGTAGATAGGAATTCCCGCCTTGTCCAACAGTTCGCAGAAATACCAATCCTCACCGGTGAAGTCGTTCAACTCGGCGTTCCACGATGTATCGAACC